CTGTGGTCGAGGACTATCTCGGGGTCTGCGGTGATTAGCTTGGGGCCGGTCTGCTCCGTCGCTTGCGCGGGGGTTTCGGAGGGGCCGGGGGTGAGGCCTACCTGGATGACCATGATGGTGCCGGTGAGGGTGCCGACGGCGAGGGTGGAAAGGCGTTTGGCACCTAGCTGCTGCAGGAGGCCCGTGTTGGTCGGCTCGCCCGGCGGGGAGGCTGCTCTGCGTCTCCCGTGCGTCTTCGCGGGGGTATAGATGCGTTCTGGTTCTGGTGCTGCGTGCGCGCCGGCCATCGTGGGGTCCCTAGTCTTGCCCTATGGGTGTGGCCCTTGTCTCGAGCCTCGCCCCCACGCTAACCCTCTACCGGCTGGTACCCGGTTAGCGACGCACCGAGGACATGCGGCCCGTGTCGGTGTTCTCGCTGTCGCTGGCCGCCTCGGTCGCGTATTGGGCCATGTAGCCGCGGTAGGCGCTCGCTGCGGAGGCGAGGGCGGCGTGGATGGTGCGTTCGGCGTCGGCCTGCCGCATGCCCAGGCTGGTGAGGACGGTGAGGTCGACGGCTTTGCTGGCCGGGTCCATGCCGGCGCGGGCGAGGGCGTTGGTGGCCCATGTGAGGCGGGCCTGCCGTGCCGTCTCGGCGGCGAGTATGCGGATCCTCTTGGCGCGGTAGCTGATGTAGAAGCGGATCATGGCCGGGGCTTGAGCTCGGTGCTGTGGCAGGAGCAGATGCAGGGGACGCCCGGGCCGTACAGGTTCGGGCCCCAACTGGTGCCGTGGCATTGCCGGTGGTGTTCGCTGACGTTGTTGACGCCGTTGGTGCCGAGGTGGCAGCGGTAGGACATGGCGGGGTCTCTGCGCTGCGGTCTGTTGGTGGGCCCGTAGTAGAGGCTGCTGCTGGGGTTCATGCTCGTGGTTCCTGGTGCTGGGTGCGGGTGGGGGCCTCGCGGCGGCAGGGGTCCCCGTCCTGCCGCCGCGAGGGGTCTATTTGAGGACTGTGGTGTCGCCGAATTGGCGGCAGTCCTGCGCCACGGTGGGGGCCGTGGTGTTGGTGACGTAGTCGGGGCGGGGGTTCTTGATGAAGTTGTATGTGCCGGTCTGGGCGTACATGCAGGCTTCGCCGCCGTCGGGTGTGCCGCGGCCGTCGATCCAGACGTCGAAGTCGCTGGTGCAGCCCTGCGGTGCGCTGTGGCTGGTGCCGCAGGCGTCTTCGACGATGAAGTATCGGCGGAGGTTCGGCAGGTAGAAGATGGTGCCGGGTTCATGGAGAGCGGTGGTCTGGACGGCTACGGTGACGGGGTTCTCGTAGGTGCCGATGCCGCCGGCGCCGGTGGTGCCGGGACGGACGTTCTCGTAGGCGATTGCGTCGCTGTTGGGCGGGTCGTTGTCGGCGTAGGTGTAGCCGGTGACGAAGCCTCGGAGGACGGTTTCGTTATAGGTTGGTGTGGTTGCCGTCGGCGTGGGCGTCGGTGTTGCCGTCTCCGTCGGGGTAGCCGTGGCCGTCGCGGTCGGGGTTTCCGTGGCGGTCTGCGTGGGCGTCGGGGTGGCCGTCGCGGTCTCTGTTGGGGTGGCTGTGGCGGTCGCCGTCGGCGTCGCTGTCTCGGTGGGGGTGGCCGGTTCGGCGTTGACGACGGTGTTGCCGTACTCGGTGCAGTTCACTGGGGCGATCTTGCCGGCGCTGACCTTGTATGTGCTGGCGGGGTGTTTGATGACCAGCTGGTTGCCGTTGATGGCGGTCATGCAGGCGTTGGTGAGGGAGCGGTTGAATCGGCCGTCGACCCATACGGTGAGGCCGCTGCCGGAGTCCTCGGCGATGAAGTATCGCTGCAGGTTGGGGATGTAGAAGCGGTCGCCGGGCTTGTGGCCGCTGCCGACGGCGATGGTGATTGGGTCGGTGTAGGTGCCGGTTCCGCCTGCTCCGGTGCGGGTCTGGACCACGGAGTCGTAGGCGATGGCCGTGGAGTTGGCGGGGTAGTTGGTGTAGTAGCTGTAGGTGTTGACGCGGAGGGTGGCGCGTACCTCGGCCGGGGTGGTGGTGGCCGCCTGTTGGGTGCGCTTCTTGGCGTGGGCGACGGCTTCGGCGAGGACGCCGTCGCCGACTTCGATCTTCGCCGGGACGTCCGGCAGGGCGAGGGTGCTCGCGCACCCGGTCATGGCAAGGGCCGCGGCGGCAAGAAGCGCGGCGGCCCGGTAGCGGGGTTTCATGGTTCTCCAATTGGTGGGCTTATCAGTACAGTCCTTAGCTTAGGTTGCGATTGGTGGGGGTTAGTTGACCGCCGCGCCTAGTCTGGTTCGTTCATCCGGCGCTCGGCAAGCATCATGGTGTGCTTGCGCCAGTCGACCTCTTGCGCGCCCTTGGCTACGGCTAGGGCCCGCTTGGGGGCGGTGACGTCGAAGTGTTCCTTCCATGTGCCGGGGTACTGCAGGTACTTCGCCTGCAGGCCCAGGCTGACGGCGAAGGCGACCAGTTCCTCGGTGCTGTCCGCTGTCAGGTGGCACCATGTGGAGTCGTGAGTGAGGCGCCCGCTGCGCACCTTGGCGGGGATGTGGGCGTTATCGACGTAGACGGTCACTGGTCCTCCTCGGCTAGGGCTTGGGCGACGGCGTCTTCTACCGGGTCAGGGGTGAAGCCGCAGGTGGTGCAGGACCAGACGGGGGTGTCGGTCGCCTCGGGGGTGGCCTCTTGGGCGAAGTGGTGGTGGTGCTCCTCGGTCATGTCTGCTCCTGTAGGTCGAGGACGCGGGCGACGACGACCCGCCGGCCGCTGAGGGCCGTGCGGATCGTCCGGTGGTGGCCGTCCTCCAGGTACTTGTCACCATTGGGCATGATGACGACGTGGGGCAGGGGATCGGCGCAGTGCGGCGCGGGCGGGTGGTCCTCGCCGAGGATAGCCTCGATGACAAGGTGGGGCTGGGTGGCGTAGAGCTCGCTGATCCAGACGCCCCGGATGGGCAGGGTCATCCACTTATCCGTGGTCATCCCCTCAGTGGGCAGGGGGTCGCGTCTGACGCCCCGGAACATGCCTATTGCCGTTCCTGGGCGAGGGCGTAGCGGCGCGGGTGGGCGGCTTTGAGGTGGCCTTCGCCGTCGCCGGTCAGGTGGTGGCATAGGCGGCAGGCGGCGAGGCTGGTGTTGTCGGTGAGCGGGTGGACGGTGAGCAGGGTTTCCAACGGGCGGGTCTCTCGGTTAGCGGAATAGGTAGTAGTACATCGCTATGGGCGACATGAGCACCAGGTAAAAGGCGGCGGTCGCTGCGGCTGAGGCCGCGATGAAGCGCCGCTGGGCGCGGCGCTCCTCGGGCGTCATCGGAGTCGTCATCGGAGGTAGATGGTCGGGGTGCCGTAGACGAATCCTGGCTTGCACCAGAAATCGAACCAGCCGCAGGTGCGGACAATGCCGGCGGACGTGTAGTGGTCGTGGGTAAAGCCGGTCCAGTGCGCCTGCGCGGGGGCGGCGCTGAGGGCGGTGCCGACTACTACTGCCACGGCTACGGCGGCGGCGCGGAGGCGGGTCTTGGTGTTCATGTGCGGGTGCTCCTGTTTCGTTGCTGGTCTAGGTCTATGCGGCAGCGGTGGGGCTGCTCCTCGCCCTTGTGGATGTGGACGGGGGCTCCGCAAACGTAGCAGTTGAGGAGGTAGTCCTCGGACGGCGTGTCTGGGAAGTTGCGGGTGTGGTACTGGGGGCCGCGCTCGGCGGTCTGCTCAGGCATCGAGGGCGACCTCATCTTGTCTAGTGGGTTCGGGGTTCACCCAGGTCCATAAGTAGGGGCGGGCCTGTCGGGACCGTCCCTTGACGATGTGGGCGGCGACGAATTTGCTGATGCTGACTTGGCGTTCCTGCATGATCTGGTAGCGGGGGCGCATGTCCGGGCGCGGATCGCCTTTGATGAGGTACTTACCGGCGCCGTAGGGGTCCGGGTTTTGGATGCCGTGCCGTAACCATTTGGCCTGGGCGTCCCAGCGGTTGATTAGCTTGTGCCGGGCGCGGGGCCGGGTATAGGCGTGGCCCTCGGCCGGGACGCGTTCGTGGCTGTGTACCCAGTAGGGGTGGCCGCAGGTTCGGCAGGCGCGGTAGCTGCCGGTGCCTTTCGTGAATGCTTCGCAGATCATCTCTTGCTGCTCCTGCGGGTGGCTTCGAGGGCCCAGGCGAAGCCGAGGAATAGGGCGGGTACGGCTAGGAGGCCGGCGCTAATGGACCATGCCTCCTGCTCGCGGGTGTTGGTGGTGTACGCCATGAGGATGGCGAATACTGCGGATGCGCCTAGCCACCAGGCGGCCGCGGCCAATCGTTTACGGGTCATACGATCATCATAACCTTGGTTGCGGGGGTTGGTGTTTTGGCGCCTGGCACGACGGGTCCCGTATATAGGCTCCGTCGGGCATGTGGATGCAGCTGCATGCCGTCTGCTCCTCGAGGTATCGCTCCCACGCCTGCATGGTTTATCCCTTGGGGTGGTAGCCGGCGACGCTGCCGTCGTCCCGGTTAGGGTCCCGTGTGCCGCGGTAGTGGTCCATGTGGAAGCGGGCGTCTACGGCGGCGACGTTGTTTTCGGCGGCTACCTGCTCCCATAGGGCGTCGGCGTAGACGCTGCGGTGGCAGGCACAGCCCGGGTTACCGCAGTTGTACGGTGTTTTGCAGCGGGCGCAGCAACGGCTATTGCTCACTGGTGGGCCTCCTCGGGGACGTGCCGGTATCCGAAGCCCTTCTGGTCGGGGTGGTAGTCGAACCGTAACCGTCCACCGCATACCCGGCAGGTGGGGTAGAAGACGATGTTGCCCGGTTGGACGTCGTTCTCGAAGTGTTCGGCGACATAGTTTCTCGGATCCGGGTTAGTGGTCATGGCTTTCTTAGTCTCTGCCCGCAGTGGGCGCATGTCAGGCCCAACACGCGGGCGTCGTCCCAGATGTCTTCGCAGACGACACAGTCCTGGTATCGGGCTTGCTGGCTGGCGGGGACGATGCTGTAGGTGGCGTGGTGTGTCGGGGTTTCTTCGGCGGGGGTGCCGCAGTATGGGAGGGTGGCGCCGCATTGGTGGCGTTTGTGGGTGATGCCGAGGAGCGGCAGGGGGCCGGGCTGCTGCTCCTCGGGGTGCGGGCGGGTGGGCTGCTCGGTCATGGCTTAGAAGGGTGGTTCGGATTGGGGGCCGTTGCCCCAGCCGCCGCCGTTAGGGGTGGCCCAGGGGTCGTCCTGCTGTACGGTCTGTCCGGGCCAGCCGCCCGGCTGCTGCTGGCCTGCCTGCGGCTGCTGCTGGGGCGGTTGCTGGCCCTGCTGGCCGAAGCCGCTGCCGCCCTGCTGGGCCTGCTGCGGGTCATACGTCGCCGCCTGCCCGCGCTGCTGGTATCCCTGCTGGTAGCCGGGGTCAACGCCGGTCCCCCACTGGCTGTTAGGCCCGGTGGCGGGCTGTTGCTGGCCGCCGAAGCCTCCGCCGCCGAAGCCGCCCTGTTGCTGGCCACCGAAGCCGCCCTGCTGGCCGCGTTGCGCCGCCGCCGGGTCGTAGGTGTTGGCGTTGCCTTGGTTGCCGCCCTGGCCTTGCTGGATGCGGCGGACCTGCGCTTGCGCGTACTTGAGGCTGGGGCCGATTTCGTCGACTTCGAGTTCGATGACGGTGCGCTTCTCGCCCTCTTTGGTTTCGTACTGGCGGGACTTGAGCCGCCCGGTGGCGATGACGCGCATGCCCTTCGTCAGGGTCTCGCGGACGTTCTCGGCTGCCTCGCGCCATACGGCGGCGCGGAGGAAGAGGGTTTCGCCGTCCTCCCACTCGTTGGTCTGCCGGTTGAAGTTTCGGGGGGTGTTGGCGATGGTGAAGTTCGCGACCGCCGCGCCTGCGGGGGTGAAGCGGAGCTCGGGGTCTGCGGTCAGGTTCCCGATAACGGTGATGGTGGTCTCGCCGGCCATGGTGGTCCTTTGCGGGTCAGGGGGCTACGTTCGCCCAGTAGTGGAATAGGTCGGCCTGGTAGGGGTCCTGGATGTAGATTGCCGTGGGTGCCCAGCGGTCGCCGATCTTGTGAAAAGCGTAGTAGCGCTGCGGCGGGTGCTTGTTGACGCCCGCGGCGGAGGCTTCGAATAGTGGGGGTTCGGGGACGTGCCGGACCTCGGCGTGGTAGGGGCCTCCCTGCAGGGTTATGGTGTGGGCGGTCATATCCTCCACCACGTCCCGGGGGCCTCGAGGTGGCTGCCCTTGTGATTGGGTTCGCGGGCGCACATGGTCCAGCCGCCGCCGCCCACCATTACCGCTCCGCACTTGGGGGCCATTAGGTTGCCTTCCGTAGGCTGGTTATCTGGGTGATGTTCGGGGCGCCGCAGCCGCCGTAGCAGACGCGGTCGACGTCGCATAGGCAGCCGAAGCACATGTATTTCTGCCGGTACTCGTGCTTTACCCAGTCGTGGATGGTGACGAGGACGTCGGCCCGGTTCGGGCAGGTGTCGGGGCGCTCCTCCACCATGCCGGGGGCGGCGACGTACAGGGTCCTGGCTTCACAGCAGGGCTCCCAGTCGAGGGCCTGCAGGACGTCGGTGTCCGCCTCGGTCGCCGTGGTCATCGCAGGGGTCTCAGGTTGGTGAGCCGGGGGCCGTTCTTACAGACGGGGCATGCGTACTGGAAGAGGGGGAGGCAGTCATTGCATACGAACTTGTCGTAGGTGCCGCAGTTGCGGAAGTCGTGGATGGTTGCGGTGTACTGTGCCGGTCTCTTGCAGGTGTCCTTTTGCATGTTGAGGACGACGTACCAGAGTTCGACTTGGCAGCCGATTTGGAAGTCCAGGTCTTCTAGGGTGGTGGGTTCGGTGGCGGTGGCGGTCATGCTGCCTGCCTCCTCATGGTGCTAGTCAGCTTCGTTGGTGTGGGCGCGGCCAGCCGGCTGTTACGGCGGCGGCGCATGTAGTCGCGGGTACGGATGCGCTTACACAGCTTGCATCCGGTCCAGCGGCCGATGGTGATGCGGTTTGGTTCCAGCGGGTGGCCGCGCCAGCACCGAGCACCGAAGTACTTGACTACTTTGGGGACGGTCGGGCCGGGCGCGTCGGGGTAGGTTTGGCCGGTGCAGATTCGGCCGACGGTGGAGGGGCTGACGCCGTACTTCTCGGCCAGCTGCTCATACGTCCAGTCGCCGTAGGCCTTGGCCTCGCGCATGGCGATGACCTGTTTGATGGTTACCCGGTTCGGTCTGGACATGTCACGCCTGCTGTATGCCTTCGCCTAGGCAGGAGACGGTGAGGCTATCGCCTGCCTTCATGAAGAAGATTTGGCCGCCGTCTAGGGTGTAGCCGATCTGTCCGGTTTTCCGGTCTACGCTGACGATTTCGATCTTGTGTTCGCGCGCGGGCATCCACTTCTCTGGCTGCTTTACCTCTGCCGGGGCGGCGGGTACGGCGACGACGTCGAGGTCGTCGGTGGTGCCCTTGTGGATGGTTATGCGGGTTCCTAGGGGGAGGTTGATTTCGGCGGTCACAGTTCGACGCCTCCCTCGGGGACGCCCCGGCGGGCGCGGTTGGCGAGGTATCCGCCCGGGGCTACGGGGGCGGGCTGCAGGGCGTGGCCCTTCGCTACCGCCTCCTGGGTCTTCGTCGGCGGCTTCGCGCTCGCCGTCGTCCGCGCTATCTCGTCGCGGACGGACTGGGCGATGGTCGGGGCCTTACCCTGCGGCCAGCGGGCATAGATGTCGTACTTCGCCGGCTTCTCCCCCATGTTGGTGCGGACGTGCTTGGCCTCGGCACCCAGCTTCTGCCACTTGCCGACGAGGGCGGTCTGCTGCCGGTCGCGGATGATGCGGGCCCACTTCCCCGGGTTGTTCTGTAGCTGGCCGAGGATCATGTTGACGACCATGTCGTCAGCCGCGGGGGGGTCCTGCCATTCGAGGTTATAGACGGGCATTCTGCTCACGGATACGGGCCTTCCATGTTAGGGGTGTGCCGGTCTCCCATGCCGGGGCCGGGTCTGGGTCTAGCTTAACTCTGGTTTGGGGGTCGGGTGTGTAGGCGCGCGGGCCTGCCGCGGCGCACCATTGCGCCAGTATCCATTGCTGCTCCTGGGCTTCGCGGGCGAGGTCGCGGAGTAGCTGCTCGTGGGTGGCGCACGTCGGGTTCTCCCGCGGTTTCCGGCGGTAGCTCACGCGGCTCTCCTGCGGCTGTGGGTGCGGCGTTTCCGTATGGGGGGCTGAACGCCGAAGTATCCCCAGAGGATGGCGGCGTTACTCAGGGCAAGGGCGGCGATGGCCCATTTGATGCCTACGCCGGGGGCTAGGCCTAGCCATGGCTCGGTTATCAGCAGGGCGCAGGCGGTGATGAAGAAGAGGAGGGCGAGGGTGGGGGCGATGTGTCTGCTCATGGGCTTTACCAGTCGCCGCCGATGTGGCCGCTGGGGATGGGTGGGGCGCTGGGGGCGCTGGGGGCGCTGGGGCTGTAGTCGAGGAGGTCCATGTCGAAGGGACGGTTGCGGTAGTTGTCCGGGTTCTCGCCGGTGCGCTCGGCCATCATCTGCGGGTAGATGATTTCCTCTTGGAAGGCGTGGCGGCTATAGGTTGGCATGGGTTCCTGCCTGGGTTCCGTGGGGTGGGGTGCAGACGGTGCATTCGCAGTCGGGGGTGTGGTGGGGCCAGCGGGTCTGCCGTGCTGGCTCCACCAGGATGTAGCTCATGAGGCCCCGGCCATGTCCTGCTGGCCGTGGGGGTCCTCGAAGAAGTCGGCCCGGTTCGCCGCCTCCTCCATGGCCTCGAGGAGGGGCTGGTTGGCTGCCATGATGGCCTGCGTGTCGCCGCGCCCGGTCCATCCCCACTGCCGGTACCCGTCGGGGCCTATCAGGAATTGGGTGGTGTGGCCGTCGCCGTCGTGGATGAGGCCTTGGATGTATGGGGAGCTCATCGCTCGTTCGCTCTCTTCTGCTCCTCCGCCCGGCGCTTCTCCTCGGCGGCTATCTCAGCTTGGATGCGCTGGTGGCCGAGGAGGAGGTCGGTGGTGATTTGGATGGCCTCTTGCCGGGTGAAGCCGGCGTGCTCATAGCTGCGGACCATTTCGTTGTGGGCGAGGGCGCCGCTGAGCATGCTGCTAATCATCGGTGTCGTCCTCCTCCTGTGCCGCCTCGGGGGCGATGATGGTCCAGCCGTCCTCCGCCGCTGTTTCGAGGAGGTTCCGCAGGGTGGTGCGGTCCTTCTCGATGACGTAGGCGCTGGACGGGACGGCGGTGGGGTGCAGGAGTTCGCCGTACTGGTGGGCGAACTTATCCAGGTCGGCCGGGTCGGTCTCTACCAGCTGGGCGGTGGTCTGGTCGACGGTTTCGAGGACCGCCTTTTGCAGGGCTTCGACGCCTGCCTCGGCGCCCTGCTCCGATGCGTACCCTTCGCTGGTGGAGAGCACTCTTCCGTTGCCTGCTTTGACCCGGACGTAGTGCTGCTTGTCTTTGCCTTCGAATACTTCGATGCGGCTCATGGGCGTTGTGCTCCTTCTGGTGGTGTCCATCCCAGGGCCTCAATGGCCGTGAGGATGTTTTCTGCGGTTTCCTGGGTTGGTATGCGGGAGAGGCCGCCGCGCATCTCGGCCTCGAGGATGCGGTCGAGGATGCGGTTGCGGGCCAGCTGCCTCCGGTCGGGGCGGACGCCGCTCATGGTTATTGGTGTTCCTTTACGTTGGTTAGTGCGGTTTGTAGGAGGTTGATTAGTTCGTCCCGGTCGCCCTCGATGACGAAGACGCTGTCGGCGTTTATCACAAGGGCTAGTTCTCCATCGACGGTGTCGTCGCCTATCTCGGTTCCTGCTGGGACGACGCCGATGCTGGTCATGAAGGCGCTGGCCCATTCGATCCGGGTGGTCATGGCAGTTCCTCGGCTTCGATGAGTTCGTCGGCGCCGATACCTAGGCGCTTGAGTGATTCTTCCGACCGGTTGACGAGGCGCTGGTTGAGGTAGGCTGCCTCTTTCCCGTTGTCGAGGATGTGGCGGATGGCCTCGAGGCGGGTCATGGGGCCGCGTGTTACTTCGACGGTGACGTCGTCCTGGATGCGGGCTGGTGAGTCGCTCAATGGAGTCTCGGGTCCTTTCGTGGGTTGCGCTTGCGCCAGCGCTCGTGCGCGGCGAGGGCTTCGACCCGGCTGATATGGCGGCCGGTGCGCGTGCTGAGGTGCTCCTGCAGTTTGGTGATGGCGCGTTCGCGGCGCCACCACTTCCATAGATAGACGGCGGCTCTCATCTTTCCTGCCTCCATCCGTGGCGGCCGCGGCGGGCGGGCTCCACGGGCGGGGGCGGGTAGCCTGGGCCTTGCTGGGGGACGAGGGCGGGCCGGGCCGCGTACACACCGGCCATGATGTTGTCCGTGGCTATCTGGGTGGCCGTGTCCGTGTCGGTGAGGTAGCCGAGGCGGGCGGATTCGAGGGCGGTGTAGACGATGTCGCCTATGTATCCGGCGAGGTCCGTTACGGGGTCGGTGCTTGCCATTGTGGGTCCTAGGGTGCGGGTCGTTCTGTTGCCGTGCCATCATCCTAACCTAGGTTTCGTGTGGCCTAGTTCACGTTACGGCGGCGAGTCGCTGGGTAGGGGCTACCCCCAGGTGTTCGCCTGCGGGACAGCCAAAGGTACGGCTATAGGCAGGTCCGTCTGGTCCTCCGGCGGCTCATACGCGGCGAGGAGGATGGCCTCGGCCCGGTCGGGGGAATGGACGCCGCGCTTCTTCATCTCCGCCTTCTTCTCAATGGTGATCCGGGCAGTACTGTCGGCCGCGTAGGTCGGGGCGTTTAGCTGCGCTATCTCCTTCGTTCCAAGGTCCAGGCGCAGCAGCCCGGCGGCGGGGTTGTTCGGCTCTATCAGGGCGCGCATGTTCCACCACATCTCGGCGCGCTGGTTGTAGAACTTCTTGTCCTTCCGCGCCTTGTTCGCCACGTTCACGGGGACGATGTGGGCGGTGTACGGGCCGTCCTGCAGCAGGCCCTCGCCCTCCCATTGCTGGAGGATGCCGACGACGCCCCAGCCGACGCCGATGGTGTCTACCTTCACGCGGACGGGGGTGTCTATGCCGCGCTCACGGTGAGCGGTGAGGGCTTTACGGATGTGGTCGAGGATGACGGCGGCGACGGCGGGGGCGCTGTGGTTCTCCTGCCCGCGGCTCGCATGCTCCAGGGTTATGGTCCAGCCGTCCATTTTGGCGATGACGAATTCGTCGCCGCCGTCGGCTGCGACGTCGACGCCCAGCTTGATCGGCCCGGGGCCGGCCTCGGTCACTACCCGGGCGAGCTCGAGCCAGTCGATGGGCAGGGTCTTCGCGCTGCTGTCGTGGACGAAGCGGGCCAGGGCGCGGGCCTGGAACCAGGTGGAGTGTTCGCCGAATTCGGATAGCTGCTCGTCGATCCATTGCTGGTCGATGAGGTGCTGCCCTATCTGGTGGGCCTCCACCTCCGGCGGGCAGCTACGGCAGGGGCCGGTGTCTTCGCCGGTGAAGTTCGGGGTCTTGTCGTAGGGGATGACGATGGTGTTGAAGAGGGGGCTGTTGGACACCTTCTCAAACCATGTGACCTCGCCGCTGACTGGGGGGTTGCCGAGGACGAGCATGTGGGTATCGACGCCGGTCATGAGGGCTTCGATGGACTGGCCGAAGGCGTGCTTGATGCCGCCGGCTTCGTCGATGATGATGAGGAGGTGGGGGGCGTGGTAGCCGCTGATACCAGCCTCGGCGTCATCCGGGGGTTTCACGCCTTCGGCGAGGAAGTCGCCGTCGTAGGTCCAGGTCGTGGCGGCTGTCTGGCCTATCAGGTTGTACGCGCTCTGCAGGCGGCGGATGTGCGGCCAGAGGAGGCCCTTCACTTGCCGGAAGGTCGTGGCGGTGGTGATGACGCGGGCTGTGCCGGGTGGGTGTACGGCGATCCAGTATGCGGCTACGCGGGCGGCTAGGTGCGTCTTCCCCGGGGCGTGCGTCGCGGGTACGCTCGTGCGCTTATTCTCCACCACGCTGCGGAGTACTTCGCGTTGCAGGGACCATGTGGTCTCCCCTAGGCCGCGCTCGACGAAGCCCACCGGGTCGCCCAGATATTCGGACCACGGGTTCTTGAGGTAGTTCTTGAGCTCACGCAGCAGGGCGGCGCGCTGGTCCTGGTTGAGGGCGGCAAAGACCCGGCGGCGCTCCTCCGTGCTGAGGGCGGCTAGCTGGTCGATGCGGTTGGTCACTTCCGGCGTTCCCGGGTCTTACCGCGCTGCTCCAGTAGCTGGCCTAGGACGTCGTCGAGCTCGGTGACGGTCACGACGGTCTTCTGCTCGGTGCGGATGGGTTCGGCGCCCTGCGCCCCGGTCAGGGCCATCCGGGCACCGTACTTCTCGGGGAAGGAGCGTTCCAGCCACCATGCGTTCGCCTGCCATGATTTCTGCCCGGCAGCCAGGATGGTGGTGGTGGCCCGGACCTCCGCCTCAGCCCGGGCTATCTCGCTGATGTAGGCGAAGACGGCGTAGGGCCATTCGTACTGGTCGAATTGGCGGGGGCGGTGGTGCCACATATAGGCGGGGCTGGAGCGGTCCATGGGTTTGCCCGTGGCCTCGTCGATGACCTGCGGGTCGCGGCCTTCGAAGCCGGCCATGATGGCCTCGAGGTTGGTGCGGGGCAGGGAGTCCACGCGGTCAAGTTCCAGTTCGCCCCTGGCCCTCCACTTGTGGAAGGTGGATTCGCCTATACCGGCGTACTGGCATGCCGTCGTTATGTAGCTGCCGCCGCGCAGGGCGCGGGCTATCTTCTCCAGTTTGGGGAGGCTCAGGTTAGTCCGGCCTCCCGCCCCCGGGGGCACGGGTGCCTTCCCGGTGCGGGCGCGGGCGTTCTGTCCCTTTGGGGCGGCCCGTCTTTTTTGAGGCTCCATGGATTCTTACCCTTCGTTGTGGTAGTCCGTCAGGTGGCGGCGGAGGAGGGTGTTGACGACGAACCAGACGCCGCAGTGGGGGCATTGGTGCTGGCGGGCGTCGGCCTCGCGTTCGGTGGTCATGCGCGTGGGGGCCAGTTCCAGTGGCCGGGCTTGGGCTCCTCGGCGTAGGGGAAGAGGTTGTTGGTGAAATTCGGTTCGGAAAACGTGGGCCATCTGATGTCCAGGCGGACGAGGCGGGGCTGGTCCTTCTGAGGCGGTAATACCTCGGTGATGATGGCGGCGATGGGCTGCGTGATGGGGTAATGCTGGATGCCGGTGTAGTGGACTATGCGTCCGACGGTGGGTTCGGTGTCGCTCATCTGGTTGCGTCCTTTTCTGCTGGGTACCAGTCGCCGGTGAGGATGATTCGTTCGACGATGGTTGGGTTGGGGTCTTGTGGTGGGCGGGGTGGGTTGTCTTTGAGGTAGTCTTCGGCGGCTTTGTAGCTGGCGAAGGGGCCGACGGGTCTGCGGTCCGGGTGGTACTGGACGCCGTACTGGACTACGGTGCTGATGCGGTCGGTCATGGCTTCCTCCTGCGCCAGTAGGACTCTTCGGTGTAGTCGAAGCGTTCCCAGCCGCCGGCTATGTCGGTATTCCGTTCCCATCCTTCGCCGGGTGGTGGGGTGTCGGCGTCGTTCCAGTTTTTGCGCTGGCCTTCGGTGGTGCGGTACTCCCAGCCGGGGACGTTACAGAGGCGGTGCGACCTCTCGGGCTGTTGCTCCTGGTTGGCCCATTGCAGGACGGTGCGGGCGGTCATGACGGCGCCGTGGAGGGGGGCGAGGATGTCGCAGCGCTCGCAGAGGCCGGGCGGGGCCCATGCGGCGCCCTGGTGGTCGACGTCGTAGTTATGGGGCGGGGCGGTGCGGGCCGCTGCTTCCCAGCGGGCCTGGGCCTCGATGAGGGAGGCTGCGGGGTTGGGTGGTATCTCGCCGCCGGCGTAGGTGGCGGGGCTCCGGCCGACGCCGGTGTCCTCGTGCTGGCAGGGGCCGTCGATGAAGGTGGGCTCCTTGTCTCCCCATTGGGTGACCTCGACCTGCCGGCGGTCGCAGGGGGTGGGGTGGACCGGGTTGCTGGGATCGGTGGGGCCGTGTTCCTGCCGGTGGAGGGCGTCGCGGACGGCGGCGTCTTGGGCGTCGGCGGCGGGGGTGTCGCGGGTCTGTTCCAGTTCCTCCCATTTGGCTTGGACCTCGGCGCGGGTGTCGTGTCCCCACTTACCGGCCTCGAGCTTTTCGATGTGGCGGGCTTGGGCGTCGATGAGTTCGTAGGCGATCTTCAGGGCGCCGGTCGGGCCGAGGGGGGTGGTCATCGCTGGCCTGCTTCGCGGTCGGCGAGTTCCTGCCTGATGACCTCGGCTAGGCGGAGGGCGAGGGGGTCGTTTTGGAGTTCATAGTTGGCCAGCAGGTTTCGCAACTGCTCATCGGTCCACGGCTCCGGCGGCGCGTGGTTGGCAGGTGGGGCGGCGGCGATGAGGTCGTCGTCGGCCATGGCGGGGGGCTGGCCGGTCCCTGCGGGGTCTATGGGGTGCGGGTTACTCATCGTCCTGTCCTTCGGTTGCGGGTTCGTCGGCGTCGTCGTCTGGGGTTAGCTCTTTGGCTAGGTCTATCGAGGGTTTCACGTCCACGGTTCCCATGCGTTTCGCCGCCTTCACCCGGTCGCCTTTGAGGAAGACGAGGACGTCCTGGTGGGTGCGGCCCAGTGCCCGGGTGGCGGCGAAGGCGCGGGCGGCGCGGAGGCGTAGGGTGCCTACGGTGGTGAGGAGGATGGCGTCGTTCTCGAGGTGGAGGCCTGCCTCCTGCCCGGCGCGGACCATGAGGGATCTCATGTCCATGAGGTGGCCGGCTTTGTTGCGGACGGCGCCGACGACGAAGACGGCGTAGCTGTTGGGTTTGAGGGCGCGGGCGGCCATTTTGACGTTGGCGATCATGGCGTTGTCGAAGTCCTCGGGGCCGAGGTTGGAGAGGTCGCGGGGGTCGTCTGAGTAGACTTCGAGGTCGTAGTAGGGGGGGCAGCCGATGATCATGTCGTAGTGCTCGGGCTTGAATTTGGCGAGGACGGCGGCGCTCTCGCCGTGGTGGTAGCTGGGCTCTTGGTTGGTGGGCTCCTCCTTACCCGGTTTGACGGGGGCGGCGAGGGATTCGGGGAGGGGGCCGTTGGACAGCCCGGCCTGCAGGCGGTTCGCGTTTATCTGGTTCTCGCTGAGTTCTATGCCGGTGTACTGGCGGCCCAGCCGGGCGGCTACGAGTCCCCGGACGGAGCCGCCGGCCCAGGGGTCGAGTATCTTCCCGCGGGGCGGGCTGAACCAGCGGTACATGAGTTCGGTGAGGACGGGGTCGAAGATGCTGGTGCCGCTGGTGCCACCCATGAAGGGTGTGAGGATGTCGCTGTACCCGGCGACGACCTCCTTTTCGGTGAGGGGCCGGCCCTCTTTCGCCTCGGCGTAGTTCCTCACCGGCATCCAGTTCGAGTACATGTCACCCGGGGCGGCGTAGAGGAGGTTGCGGTCGCGGCCCACCTCGGACTGGATGCCTAGCTCTTTCCACGCCCTTTTCCGGGCCTGCCATGGCCCGGAGCGGGCGTCGAGGACGGTGAAGGGTGGGGCGCCGAAGCGGGCGACGAGGCTGCTGGTCGCCTCTTTCGCTATGCCCTTGCCTACTTCGTCGAGGAAGTAGTCGGTGTACCCGGTGCCGTCCAGGTCGGGTAGTTCCTGGAGGAGGGAGCGGAGGACGTCGTCGTCGTAGGTGGCCAGGTCGTTGGCGCGGTTGTCGACGAGGACGATGCGGGCGGCCTGCTCGTCGTCGACGTCTATGTAGGTGACGGCGATGCGGTCCCAGCCGAGTTTTTTGGCGGCTTTGAGGGTGTGGTTGCCGGCGAGGACTTCGTTGGTGCCCGCCCGGACGGTGATGGGTTTGTACTGGCCGTTGGTCTTTAGTGACTCGGCGATGAGGTCGACATCCCCTTTGCGGGGGTTCTTCCCGTAGTGGTTGAGCTCGGTGATGGGGACGGTGAGCTCTTGCAGGGTGGCGGGGATGTTCGGGGTGGTCATGGTTCCTAGCGTAATCTGCGCCTGAACGATGGTTGCGGATGCCGGTGGGGGTGTCTCGCGGGACAGCTAAGGCCCGTACCGTAGGGGTCTCAGGTCGACTACGGGCCGGGCCTTGCTGAACCAAGGGGCCGTTGGGTGTCCTTCACTGCATCGCGCGTCTTGCAGTTTTACGTGCCCCTTGGTTGCTTTAGGTGCCGCCCTTTTCTGTTTACCCTCTCCCAGTGAATCGCGGCGGGCGGCTGGCCTGCCGGGGAGAGTCCGTCCGCTTATGTGGTGACCTTTTCGCGGCGGGAGGACACTGGCGTTTTGTCGGCCATCACCTGTCCTGAACTCTATTCAAGTTTGGGGTCCTCCCGCGGGTCCATGGTTCCCCGGGGAGGAGCGGAGACCCGAAGCTGCTTTAGTTGGCCCTTGCACGGCCGCCTCGGGGTTCCGTCTTAGCTTTAGTTTATCTGCTGCCCGGGTCCGGCCAGTTGCCGACGGTCATCGTTTCTGGATCCCTGCCTGCCATTATCTGCTCCTGGGTGGTGCGGTCTGGGCGTGTTTGATGTAGGTGTCCCAGAGGTATGCGGGTAGTTTGGCGGGCGGGTGCCAGCCGTTGACGGGTCTGCGGCATTCAGCGCAGGAGGTGTCACAACAGGTCGGCTCCCCGGCGGCGGGTGGGGGCGGCTCCTCCGGTGGGGGTGCCGGTGGTGGTGGGGGCGGGGTTGGTGCCCGGCGGGTGCTGTCGCTGATGTAGGTGCCGTGGGTGCCTGTCTGTTTCCATACCCAGGCCATGCCTCGGGCGCGGCAGGTGGGGTCGCCGCAGACGACCACGGAGGCGTGGGCCTCGCCCTTGGGCGGAATGCCGCCGGGGTGGCTGGTGACGATGCCGGCGCGGTGCTGGTAGTCGTGCGGGCAGGGGTCATCGTCGGCGGTCATGCGCCGGTCATGAGGTCGACGTAGCAGCTGTCTTCGCATTTGCCGCAGCAGGTGTCTGCGATGCTGTAGCCGCCTGGGTCTCCGGCGTGCATGGCCTTGGCCAGTTCGGGCGAGGCCTCGAAGGTGAGGTATACGGGGTCGCCCGTTTCGATGGCTTCGCCAGCGATGAGGCGGGCCGTGCGCCGCGGCGTCTTGGTGGGCGGTGGCCCGGCGGGGTCATACGAGGACGAGATGAAACGGGCGGCTTCGTCGGTGATCGTGAGGAATCGGTGGCCGACGAGGCCGCGGCGCTCCTTCGCCCACCGGGTCTTCTGTGGGCCGGTTTTCATGGTTGAGGTCCTCCTAGTGGGGTGTCGTCGTCCCATCGCTCGCTGTTTAGGCGGTGGCGGTCGGTGATGTCGTGGCGGTCTGCCCAGCCTTGCGCGGCTCGCTTGCCGCCTTGGTAGCCGTCTTGGCATGGCTCGCACCATGCGAGCCATTTGCCTTGGGTGTTTTTCTTTACGGTGGTGGTTATCGGGCTGCCCATTCGTTTCCGTTCCAGACGTGGGTGGTGGTGGGGGCGAACTTGGCGAGGATGCGGTCGAGGCGGGGGTCCTCGTGGGTGGTTCCCTTAATTGTCGCGTAGCCCTCGGTGGGGTCGGTTGTCTCGGCGTCGAGGAGGAGGATGGCCTTCTTATACTTGCGGTTGAGTTCGCGGGCGAGGATGACCTCTTCGACGAGGTGGTCGATGACGGATTCTTCGTCCCAGTCGAAGCCGCCCTCGTAGACGCTCTCGCCCCACTTGCCGTCGAATTGGGCGACGTAGGCGGCGAAGTCGCTCTGGGCTTTGTGGTTGATCCAGTGGGCGAAGGTGGGGCCGCCGTTGCCGTCCTGCTGGATGTTGGCGACGATGCGCTTGTCGAGGCGGAGGGTGGCGGTGAAGGCGTGGCCGTCTAAGGTCTGCATGGTGCGGACGTTGGTGACGTGGTAGTCGCTGGCAGGGATGGTGATGTTGCTGGCGGGGAGCTTGGTGAGAGTTTGGGTGGTGGTCATTGCGGGTCTGTCCTTTGCTTGCTGCGGCCTTGCCGTGCCGCCGGGGTGTTTCCCCATGCCCTAATCCTAACCTAGGTTTAGGGCATGGGCGAGAGGGTTATGCGTTGGTGAGTTCGCGGATGACGGTGGTCATGTTGACCACGAAGACCAGCCATGAGGCGAGGTCCTGGGTCTGCTGGGCGGGGCTGTCCTCCGGGTCGAGGTCTTTGGTGTAGGGCTCTTGGCAGCCGATCTGGATGGCGGCTCTGATGCCCTTGTCGATCCTGCTGACGCGGACGGTGTAGATGGCCTCCCCTTCGGAGAAGGTGGTGGAGACGGCGGTGGTGGGGTGGAGGTTCAGACGGTCGATGACGACGGTGGCTTCAACGAGTCGCATGGCGGGGATGCTCCTAGGGTGCGGGTGGTGCGGGGTTGTGGGGATGGTTGCTTGGAGGCCCTGCCCTGCGGCGATGTGCGGGTCAGCCGCAGGGCGGGGGGGCTTATTCAGTTATGGGGGACCAGTCCCAGTCGCCGTCTACGACTTCGCATTCCTCGTAGCCGTAGGTGCCGTCTGGGTCGATGTGGAAGCGGGCGGCGGTGGTGCTGGGGGGTACGGGGTCGAGGTATAGCTCGACGGTGTCGGAGGGGTTGTGGCCTACCAGTTCGATGGCGGCGTCGGGGTGGGCGTCTTTGATGATGTCGGCCATGGCCTGCCACTGCAGGCGGGTGAGGGTGATGGGGTCCTGCTGGCTGACGGGGGAGAAGCTAATTTGATTGCCCATTGCGTCCTGCTATCTCGAGGAGTTCGGCGGTGGTTTTCCATCCGTGGCTGGAGCCTTGCTTGAGCCAGATGGTGAGTTCGTAGTGCTTCACGTTGGGTTCGCCCTGCCGCACTTTGCGGTAGTTCTGGCGGGAGGCTACCCGGACGACGGCTCCTACGGGGAGGGCTTCGAGGTTTTCGGCGGTGAGTTCCATGGCGGTTACCGCTGTACTTCTACGGTGTAGCCGTGGCCGTTGGCGGGCCATACGACCGTGGAGCCCTTGCCGGTCTGGAGGCTGGTGCAGTAGACGGCGAAGGTGTATTCGGCGCGATGGGCGGGAACGATGCTGTCGACGCGGTACTGCTTGCGGGAGCCGGCTGAGTGGAAGACGTCGCCGGGCTGGAGGTCGGTTACTGGGGTGGTGGTCATTGTCTTGCTCCCGTCTAGGGTGGTTGTTCCTTATGGAATAATCTTAACCTAGGTTATGTTTCGGGGGCAAGGGTTTTTTATGCCACCTGCTCCTCCTCGGCCCAGTACTCCTCGAGCATGTCCATGATGGCGGCGTAGGCCTGCTGGGGGACCACGCCGTTACCGCACGCCTTTAGCTGCTCGTTGCGGCTGATGCCGATGGCGGGGTCGGTGACCCAGCCATCGGGGAGGCCCATCATCCACTCAGTGAAGCGGGCGCTTAGTCGCTGTCCTCCATTGCGTCCAGTAGGCTCGGTTGGTGCCGGGGCTGGGCGTCCGAGGGTTTGCTCCCAGCGGCGGATGGCCGGCTCGTATTCTCCCCAGGCTGTTGCAGCTGGCCCGGGTTCACTAGGTCGATGATCTGTCCCGTCAGGCGCAGCGTCTGGTTCCTCGCCGTCGCCATCGCCGGGCTGAGTGGGCCTCCGCCCGCCTCCTGCGCGCAGGGCGTCCGCAGGAGCGGCGGCTCCTGCTGTTGCTTCGCTATCTCCTTCGCTTGGCCGTTCAGCAGGAGCTCCGATCCTCTCTTCCCGCCGCGGCGCTCGTGCCCGCCGAGGCCGTCCGCTACCGAGGGCGTTTGTAGGAGCTTCCCGCCCGTCTCCAGTAGGCCGTTCTCCGTCAGTATCGCCAGGTCCGTCACTACCTTGCGGCCCGGTTTCTTGCGTAGGTGCTCCTCCGGGGTGTTCCCACTCGGCTGCGCTACCGGGGTTGGCAGTAGCTGGGTTACTGCTGAGGGGAGCATCAGGTCGCCCTTGCTCCCGCGCTGGTTCGGTCCTCCCTTGCTCCCGTCCGTCGCCCGTGGGGTCGGCATCAGTTGTACTAGCTCGTTCTCCGCTAGCTCGTTGAGGTTCGCTACTCCGTGGCCCTTCGCCCTCATAGCCGCTACCTGCTCCGCTGTCTTCCCCTTGGCCGCGTCGTGCGCCTGCGGCGTCGGCAGTAGGTTCACTGCTACCGCGTCCTCCAGCCGGCTGGTGTCCTTCGCGTGCGGGCGCAGCGGGTTGCGCATCCCCTCGCTGGCCCTCGGCGTCGGCAGGATCAGGACCTGGGCTTCGATCTTCCCCCGGCCTAGCTGCTTCTCGAAGGGTTCCGTGCCCGGGGCGCTGGCTCCCTTGCCCATCCTCGCCGTCGGCGTGCCCATCAGCGGGTCCTGCTGTTCGGACGGGTCCAAGCCCACTAGGGAGACGATCTGGTTGGTCAGGAAGACTTGCCCAGTCGTCTGCCTGCGGGCTACGCCCATGGTGTTCGACGGCTTGATGCCTTCGGCCGCGACGGGCGTCATCAGTAGCGGCGCGTCGTCGGGCGAGGACAAATACGCGGAAACGTGAGTGCGGGGCTCCCACGTCGGCCGCTCGAAGGCCTCGCCATTTCGTGTCATACCCGAGGTCGGAAAGGTCGCCGAGAACACGTCCAAGTGCTCGCAGAGCAGGCCCTCCGTCTGCGGGGTTTCCCATGCATCCCGGGCAGTATTCCAGATCGCTATCGGCTGCGGCACTGTAGGCTCCTCTTACGTTTTCCCAGACGACCCATTCGGGCTGGATGATGGCTATGGCTTCGCGCATGTGGACCCAGAGGTTGGATCTGGTGCCCTCGGTCATCCCCCGGCGGCGCCCTGCGTGGCTGAGGTCCTGGCAGGGGGTGCCGCCGCTGATGATGGTGATGCCGAATTTGCGGTGTAGCTCGGCCCAGTCGATACAGGTCATGTCGCCATAGTTCGGTACGCCGGGGTATCGGTAGGCGAGGATCTTGCTGGGGGCTTTGTCGAATTCGCTGAACACTGCACACCTCGCGTTGAGGGCTGCTTCGACGGCCATGCCGAGGCCGTTGTAGCCGGCGCAGAGTTCGAGGACGAGGTTTTCGTCGGTGGTTACGGTCATGGGGTGCGGGTCCTTTCCATGTCCACTTATCATAACCTAGGTTTGGTCCGGTGCGGGTGGGGTAGGTTGGTGTGTGGCGCCGCTGGGGTGCCGTTATCTACCGGAAAGCAGGTCTCATCATGAAGACGGTTTGCACGCATAAGCCGAAGCCGCGCGGGTTTCTGATGTGGCAGTGGCTGATCGGGCACTAGCCCGGCAGTTAGTAGGAGGCGCCCGTCCCCACTTGCCCGGGGGCGGGCGCTTTCCGGTTTCAGTCCGGCGGCTCGGGCAGGTCCTCCGGTGGGGCGGGGGCGGGGACGATGATGATGGGCATGGTCTTCGTTACCGCATGCTCGTAGCCGCAGCCGTCGCCGGTGCAGAGGAGGATGTCGTTGACGAAGTTGAGGGTCTGGTAGCCGCAGCGCGGGCAACTGGTTTCACTCATGGCGGGGGTTCCTTTAGGGCGGGGCAGGTATGGGGTGGGGGCTGCAGGAGGTTGGCGGGGTTGTCGTCCCGGGCGAGGGCTTCGTCGGTGACGGTGAGTAGCGTCTCGCCACAGCCTAGGCACTCGACGACGTGGCAGGCATCCCGCGCGTCGTGGGTTGCGATTAGCACGGTCAATCCTAACTCTGGTTCACTTGCTGGGGGTTGAGGCCGAGGATGAAAGCGGCCTCCGTGAGCTCCTGTCCTGGTGTGAGGTTGAGGGTTGCGAGTGCTTGGTGGGTGGCCCGGGCGGTTACCTTGCCGATGCGGATCCATGCTTGGCCGGTGCGGGTGGTCTCGCGTATCTGGCGGCCGTTGAGGATGTCGTCGAGGTCGGAGAGGGTGAAGCCGGTTTCGGTGATGTGGTCGGGGCCGGTGCCGGCGAGGGCGCGGCCGAGGGCGTCGGTGTCGTAGCTGCTGAGGTCGCTGGCGCGGTTGTCGACGAGGACGATGCGTTTCTCGGCATCGTCGTCTACGTCTACCCAGGTGACCCAGATTTGGTCCCAGCCGAGGCCGCGGGCGGCGGCGGTGGTGCTGTTGCCGGCGAGGATGCGGCGGGTGCGGCGGTTGACGACGATGGGCCGGTACTGACCGTGGTGTTTGAGGAGGGTGCTGATGAGGCCGATGTCGCCTTGGCGGGGGTTGCCGGGGTACTCCTCTAGGCTGCTGATGGGGACGATGGTGGTCTCCCCGGCGGTCGCCGCCGGTTGCGGGGCGGGCTGGACGCCGAGGCCCAGGATGCGGAGGACGGCTTCGGCTGCCGCCGCGGGGGCCTTCGGCAGGGTGTCGCGCCAGCGCTGGTACTCGGCCTCGGTGACCGTGCCCTTGGCGGTGCCTATTTCAAAACGCTGGCCGGGCGGCTCCTCCGGGGCGTCGTCATCCCCGGGGGCGTCGTGCCGGTCGCTCGGAGTGTCCGGGGTGGCCGGTTCGGGTTCCTGGATGGGGGGTAGGTGCATGTCCTCCAGCGTGTAGCCGGTGCCTTCAAGGTCGGGCAGGGTGGCTAGTATGTCGAAGGCTGCGGTTTCGTCGGTCCATCCGCCGTCGGCGGCCCGGTTGTCTGCAAGCATGATGCGCTTGGCAGTCGGGGCGTCGACGTCGGTGTAGACGGCGGTGATGGTGGGCCAGCCGAGGCGCTTCGCGGCCTTCCATGTGTGGGTGCCTGCGAGGATATGGCCGGTGGGGCGGTGGACCAGGATGGGCTTGTACTGGCCATTGATGCGCAGGGACTCGGCGATGACGGCGACGTTGCCCTTGCGCGGGTTCTCCGGGTGCGGGCGCACGGAGCCGATGGGTATCTGATTCATTGGATATGGGCCCAGCTTTCGCGGCGCCTAATGCGGTTGAGGGTCGACTTGCTGATGCCGTACCGGGCCATGAGAACGCGGTAGTCCTCGGCGCTGGCCCTGATGGCTCGGACATGGTCAGCCGTTACTTTGGCCATGCCGTAGCCACGACGGCCACGCCGGTCCATGTCGCCTACGTTGTCCTTTTGCGTGCCGAGAATGAGGTGCGCTGGATTCACGCAAGGCGGATTATCGCAGGTATGCCGGACGACCATTCCTTCGGGGATAGGTCCGTTAGCCTCAGCCCAGGCTAGACGGTGGGCGAGGTCCCGCCGCCGAGGGATGCCGTCTGCCCGGTGGGGTTCGACGTAGATGGCGCGATAGCCCGCCTTGGTGCGGCTGCCTTTGGGGCTGGGGATGCAGTCTTCCATTACCCTAGGTTACGGGGGCATGGGGCCGCCGCCCGGTAGGCGCGGGCGGCGGCGTGGTCCCTAGTCGCGGTACGGGTTATCACGCGGGGCGGGCAGGGTCGGTACTTGCCATTGCCAGCGGGCACCTTCGTCCCATGCTGCGGCGCGGATGTCCCGCTCGTGCTTCTGCAGGTCGAGGGCGATGTCGACGAGCTCCTGCAGGTCGGCGGCGGTCAGGGGCTGGGTGTCACGCTTGGCGTAGAGGGTAGGGTGGGCGATGTAGATGCGGGTGTTGCCAAGTTCCTTACGCTGGCGCAGGTACTCGGCTACCCGCTCGGCTGCGGTGCTCATGGCTGCTCCTAGCGGTAGTTGAGGTCGAAGGGGAAGGTGGCGTAGCTGGGTTCAAGGACCATGGCGCGGCCGTCTACCTGCTGCGTTGCGGTGTCGGTGTCGACGCCCGTTTCCATGGCCAGTCCGTGGATGGCGCAGGCTTCGGCGAGTTCGGCTGGCATGTTGTTGCCGTGGACGGTGATGACGCCGCTGCCGTCGCCGTCTTCCCATTCGATTTCGATGCGGAGGGTAATCATGGCTGGGTCCTTAGATGGTGGGGAGTTCGAAGGGCTTGAGGCCGAGGCCTGAGCTTTGGGTGGTGCCGTCGGCGAACTTGACGACGGCGTCGAAGTTGCGGATTTCGATGAGGCGGGCAGGTTCCCACCATGTATGGAGGACGTAGTCGCGGTGGTCGGCGATGACGCGGGCGGCGGTTACTAGCTGGCCCTCGGTGTAGCCTTCGGCGGCGACGAGGTCGTTCCAGCGCTGGTGGTCGCGCTGCTTCCGGGGGGAAAGGGTGGCGATGAATTCCGGGTCTGATTGCATGGCTAGCGCTCCCAAACTGAGACGCGGTCGAGGTTGTCGAGGGCCTTTGCTACGGCTTCTGCGGTGGTGGTCATTGCCTTGCTCCCGTCTGGGTGGTGGTTCCTGCTTATGGAACAATCTTAACCTAGGTTAGGTTATCTCTTCAAGAGGCGGACCAGCAGGTCGGCGAGGACGGTGCCGCCCTCCTCCTCCGGGGTGCGTTCGAAGCCGTCGGTGGCTTGGTCCACGGTCTTACGCTTCGCCCGGATCAGGTCGTAGATGTCACTGTCGATGGTGTCCTCTATGAGCATGAGCCAGCCGACGACGTCGTGCTCCTGCCCGCGCCGGTGGTGGCGGTCTAGTACTTGGTCCATGGTGCCCGGGTTCCACGTCTGCTCGAGGATCATGGCCTTACTGGCGGCGGTCAGGGTCAGGCCTAGGCCGGCGGTGGCTATCTGGCCGACGAACACCCGGACGTCGGCCTTGGTTTGGAAGGCGCGGACGGCGGTGTCCTTCGCCGCGTCGGTCATGCCGCCCTGGACTTTGACGCCGCGTAGCTGCTCAGCGAGTGTGTCGACGATGGTGGTGTGCCATGCGTAGACGCCCAGCTTCTCGCCGGTCTGGAGGAAGGTTTTACCGAAGTCGACGCAAGCGTCCAGTTTCGCCCGGGCGGCTAGTTGCTTGAGGTGGGTGATGGCGACGAGGAATTCGGCTGCCGAGGCGCGGATCCCTGCCTCCTGCGCGCGGGCCCATGCCTCCCCGGCGGTCGCCCCGGATTTGAGGGCGGCGGCACGGGCCTTCTCCTGGATGTGTTCGATGATGTTGTGCTCGGCGCGGCGGTACTCCTCCATGATGTCGGGGTCGCCTTCGACGTAGACGGGCACCCAGCGGCGGTCTGGGCTGTCTTTCCAGACGTCCTTTTTGAGGCGGCGGACGTAGTGGCGGGCGCGGAGGTCGGCGTTTAGCTGCAGCGGGTGGCCCTTGTAGGTGGTGGCGAATTTGTGGCCGTGGTACTCGTCGAGGACGCCGATGGCTTCCAGTTGGGGTTGGACCTCGAGGGGGTCGTTGAGGATGGTGGTGCCGGTGAGGCCTACCCGGGGGCCGGTGCTGCGGGACATGAGTTCGATGGTGGCGCGGCTGCGTTGGGTCTGGGAGTTCTTGATCATGTGGAATTCGTCGCCGATGACGGCGGCGGGGGTGGGCAGGTAGGGCAGCCATGCGTGGAGGATTTCGTAGTTGATGATGATGATGTCGGGCCAGAGGAGGCGGTCGGCTGGTTTCCGGCCGCGTAGGATTTCGATGCTGCGGCCGGGTAGGGCGCGGGCTGCTTCGCGCTGCCAGTTGATCTTGAGGGAGCCGGGGACGATGATGACGGCGGGGCTGGCGTCGAGTTCGTTGATGATGGCTAGGCCCTGGGCTGTTTTGCCGACGCCGGGTTCGTCGCCGATGATGACCTTGCCGTCGGCTATCTGGAGGGCGTATTGGACGCCGGCGCGCTGCTCCGGGTATAGCTCGATGCCGAGGGGTTGGGTGGGGTGCCAGTCGGTGGTGGGGGCGGCGCTGGCGGCTATGCGGTGGTCCCGTTCGCGACCGGTCTCCCATGCGCGGAGCGCGGCCGGTGAAACTTCGGCGTCGGCCAGCCCGGCCCATGCCATGGCGCGGGTGCCGTCGCTGCCTACCCAGCAGCGGGCGGGTTCGAACCAGCGGGCGCCGGCGGCGGCTGCTGCGGCGGTGAGGGCTTGGTCGCGGTAGTCGAAGCGGAGCTCGTAGGTTTTGCCGTTGTGGCGGAGGGTGGGCGGTTCGGGGGCCTGGTGGAAGAGGATGCGGGCCATGCCGACGGGGGTGAGGCCGTGGCTGTAGGCGGTGGCCCGGACGGCGTGGACCTGGGATAAGGGCGCGGACCATGTGGTGAAGTCGCGGCTTATTCTGCGGCCGGGGATGAGGGTGACGGCGTTGGTTAGGTCGGGGGTCCACTCGGTGGGGTGGAAGTGGAAGCGGCCGTCAGCTACCCGGATGACACCGGGCATGGGTTAATTGTAGTCGGCTTGGCGGTGGCGGGCCTGCTGCTCGGCTTCGGTGCGGCAGAAGCAGCGGCGTTCGACTAAATAGCCAGGGGTGATGGTCTGGTCGAGGTAGATGGTGACCTGGGAGCCGTGCCAGACGGCGAGGACGCCTGTTGGTTTCTCCTCCACGCTGGCGGCCATGGCGGCGCCCTCGAGGCCGCGGGCGTAGTCCTCAAGGTAGTCCTCGATGAAGTGGGCGGCTAGCTCTTTGATCAGGCCCTCGGGCAGGGCGGGGCCGTTGGTGATGATCTGTGCGTGGTCGATGGCCTGCTCCCCGGCGGCGGCGACGGCGATGGCCATGGGGGTGCGGGTGTGGGCGAGGTCGATGGCTCCCTCGGTGGGGAAGACGGGGATGGGGGTGGTCTCCATGTAGCTCATTGCGGGTCTCCTAGAGGGGGTAGCGTGGGCAGTCGAGGCAGTAGGGTTTGCGTTTGAGGCGGGGTATTACTTTTGCCGGCCCGCCGTCCCTAACCACGGTATCGTACAGGCGTTGGGCGCGGGCCATGGTGTCCAGCGCGAGTTGCCGGTCGTAGGGGACCTTGTAGGCGATGGCGGTGCGGACAGTGCGTTCGGTGATGGGGATGAAGAGGACCATGCAGCCTCGGACTTCGTAGCCTTCGTTTTCGTAGCCAAGGCCGTACAGGTGCGGTTGCCTGCGGTAGGTCTCTTTGATGCGGTCTTCGAGCCTGCCACCTCGGAGCCATGCGATGGATTTGTCGCCCGGGAATTTCCAGTCCACGACGATTTTCTCGCGGGTGTCGTAGGCGTCGGCGGTGCCGGTTATCCGGTCGGGGCCCAGGTCGCCGACATAGACCTTCCGCTCGGGCAGGTACAGCTGCCCGCCGGCGCGCTCGTTGGCCTGCTCGAGGATGCCTTGCATGTGGTTGTGGAGGGCGCGGCCGACGGTCTGGTTCCATATTTCGCGCGGGTTCTCCTGCTTGGGGATCTGGAAGATTTGGCAGGCGAGGCAGTGGATGCAGTCGTCGCCTAGGCCGGAGGGGCCTATGCGGGTCTGGACGCTGCGGGCGTCGCCGTTCGCGTCGTCCTCTATCAGGTCGAAGAATTTGGCCTCATACTCGGGCCCCGGCCATGTCATTTACGCCTCGCCGGTCTGCCCGGTGGGGCGCTCGCGCCTAGGGCGGCTTCGAGGACGCGGCGGACTATTCGGCGGTTTTTCCGCTCGCATTCGGCGTCGGCTGCTTTGAGGCCGTCGTAGTCGACGGTGCCGTCGGGCCGGGTGTATTCACGGATACTGGCGCCGTAGGGTAGGCCGGTTTCGACGGCCATTACCCGGTAGGCGGCGGTCACCATGGCGGGAGTTATGTTCATTGCAGGCGCTGGATTAGATCTTCGTCGCCTCCCCACCGGCCGTCGAAGTCGAGTGGCCGGGTGCTGCGCCATGCCAGGAGGTTGGCGGTGCGTAGCTCGTAGGCGATGGCAAGGAAGGCCTCGGCCTTGGCGAACTCGAGGCGGTCGCCGGCCTCGCCGTCGCGGGTGTTCTGTGCGGAACTGAGCCAGTTGGCGGCGTCGTGAATGTGGCTGTTGCTGCTCATGCTGCGGGGGCCTCTTCCCGGTAGTGGTTTTTGATGGTGCGGAGGGCGAATTGGAGGGCGGCCAGTTCGCCGCGGTCCCATTGCTTGCTGGCGGCGCTGGTGTCGTATTGGGGGTCGACGAGTACCTTCTCCAGGTACTTGGCGCGGCGCTCCAGTGTGCGGACGTGGCGGCGGCGGTTCTTATCGAGGAGGGGGCGGCGGTCGGTCATGGTTAGGCTCCTGCGGGGAGTTCGAAGAGGGGGGTTTCGTTGGCCCGGGCGCGGGCCTCGCGTTGCCGCTTCCACTGCTTTTGCTTCATGGCGCGGCGGTACTTGAGGATGGCGCGGCGCTCGCCTTCGTCCATGCCGCCCCAGACGCCGTCGTTCTGGCGGGCGTCGAGGGCGAAGTTGAGGCAGGCGTCGATCATGGGGCAGCGCTGGCAGGCCGCCTTGGCGCGGCGGGCCATGTCCTTATCCGAGGGGTCGGGAAAGAAGAGGTCGGGATCGTTGAAGCAGGGGGTTTTGAGTTCGCCCGCGCGTTGGGTGAAGCGGGCGAAGGTGTCGATGTGTTCCTGCGCTATGTGCCGCGCGCCTGTCCTGTCGAAGCGGGCGGCGGCGGTGAGGTCGAAGTCTTTGAGAGGTTCTTCGTAGCTCATGCCTGCACCGTGGCCCTTGCCTCGGCGAGCATGATGACGAAGCTGTAGAGGGGGGCCTCGGGGCAGCGGTCGCACTCGCGCATGATGGTCTGGGGGGCTGGCCAGTAGCGGTTGTCCTGCATGACCTCGTGGAGGGGGATGTTGTTTTCCTCGGCTATTTCGCCTGCGAGCTTGAAGCGGAGGTCGGCGGCGAGGTCGGGGCTGATGTTGCGGTGGGTGAAGACGAAGTCGGTCATGTAGCAGATGGGTTCGCCGTCGGGGGTGGTGCCGTTGTCGCGGCTGTAGCGCATGTCGGTCATGCCGTCGAAGCCTTCGCCGGCGAACTGGTCGGTGATGGCGTCTACGGCGGCGGTGGAGGGGCCGTCGGTCCATTCGATGTTGAGGGTGCCGCTGCGTGGGGATTTGCGGACGCTGAACTTCACGCCGGGGAAGGCTTCTTTGAGGGCCGCTCTGGCCATCTTCGCTACTTCGGTGGCTGGGATGTACTGGGTCATTTGCTTGCTTCCTTTGCGGGTAAAGGATGGGTTGTTGCCGTACCAATATTCTAAACCTTGGTTATGGTTTTGGGCAATGAGAAGGGTCCTACCCTTTGACCCGCGTCTGGGTAGGACCCTCCTGACCGCCACCACTGGAGCTTGTCTACCGGGCGGCATCCCGGCACCGGCGCTAGGTCGCCGGACGGTGGTGGTGGCTCCGCCTTAGCCTCCCTGCCCGGCTTCCGGCGAAGTGTTTTGGCCCTCGAGTGGCCCGGCTTGGACGTTATGGTCCTGGGGGTCGAGGTCTCTTGGTTTCAGAATGGTCCTGTCTTCGACGATTGCAAAGCTCCCGGCCTCGCGCTTCGCCAGCCGGCGGACGCTTACCTGCTGGACGTCGACGAGGACGGACATGATCCGGTCCTTCTCGGGGTCGTAGCCTAGGGCGCGGATGGCGTCGAGGGCCTGCTCCGGGGTGTGGACGATGCGGTCGGTCATTTGCCGGTCTTCCGTGCCCGGGCCGCTGCTTTTTGGGAGGGACCAGAGTGGACCATCTTGTTCACGGCCGCTTCACTGACGCCCATGGCCCGGGCCATGGCGGCGAGGCTGACGCCGTTACCGTGGTGACGGATGACCGCTTTCCGGCGCTTCTCCGCCGTCTCGGCGCGCTGGTCCTGAAAATGGCGGATCTGAGCGGTGAACCCGGCAATGTCTGCGAGGCTCGGCTCGGCGCGTTTCTGGTCGGTCATAACCTCAATCATAACTCTAGTTCGGGCAAAGGGTTCCGGTTCAGCCACGGACGGAATGTCGCCGTGTGCTCCTCGGCCGTGCGGGCGCGGACGAGGCCCATAGCCTCGGCCTCCTTGGGGTGCTCTGTTATGTGCTTGTGATGCGGCCTGCAAAGGCATAGCTGGTTCTCCATGTCGGTGGGGTCACCGCCGCGGCCGCGGCTGAGGATTTCGTGGACGTCGGACCATGGCTGATCGCAGCCGGGGTACTCGCAGGCGGCTCCGCGCTCGACGAGGAGGGTCCAGCGCTGCTGCTGGCGGAGCTCGGCGATGTCCTTCGCTGCTTTGGATTGGCGCCTCACGAGGCTGCCTGGCCGCCGCCGCGCATCATTTCGGCGAGGCGGGCCCGGTTGGCGGCCGCCTTGATTTCGTCGAAGTCCTCCGGCTTGGGGTCCGCGGCGCCGCGGGTGATGCCGGTGCGGGCGGCTATCCGGGCGCGTTCGGTCTCGCGGCGCTGCAGGACGAGGCGGACGCAGCGCTTGAACTGCTGCGGGTTCAGCCACCGGCTGTTGCCGTACTGGTCCGGCTCCTGGTCGTGGAAAAGGACGACGGCGTCTTTCGCGGTCTGCAGGTCGATGCGCTGGATGATCGGCAGGGATGCCCAGGCTTCGTCGTCGGCTTCGCCGGTGGTGCGCTGGTCAAAGGCTGCCATGAATGCCATGAGGCGGGCGACGTCGGGCATGTTCATACTCGGCCTGTCCTTTCGTACTCGGCGGCGCGGTCGAGGGCGCTACTGACGCGCTGGTTGGTGGTGGAGGGCTTCGGGGTGCCGCCGGGGCGGCTTATGCCTTGGAGGTAGCGGGCTAGGGTCTGGGCTGTGAGGCTGCGGTCCATCTTCCAGACGGCGCGCATGGCCATGGCCACCTCTCGCGCGGTGAAGCCATGCTCTAGCGGGGCCTCGGCCAGCTTGAAGAGTGCCTGGCGTTTGATGCCAAATCCGACCTCCTGCGCTACCCAGTCGGCTATTTGTCCTTGCTGCGCTGTGCGCCTTACCGCTACCTCGGTTTTTGGCTGGACACCCGGTATTGCGAGCTCCTGCGGGGCGGCGCTTGCGCCGTCGCCGCCAGAAGAAGTTAGTCCTGAGTTAAGAGAAGAGTTAATAGTTTGCTCGATATTCGCGCATTCCCGTTGCTCGATATTCGCGCATTCCCGTTGCTCGATTTTCGAATGCTCGTTATTCGCGCATTCGCTTTGCTCGGGTTCGGTGTCGGCGGTGTCGTTGGGTAGCGGCCTTACGGTGAACGGGCCACCGATGGCCAGGATGATCCGGTCGGGGAGGCGCTTGGTGTCGCTGGCTTGTCTTCGCTCCCGGCGGATAAGGCCAGCCTTTTCGAGGTGGGATAGGGCGCGGCCAATGGTGTCGCGGTTACACTCCAGCGTCTCGGCCAACTGGGTGTGTGTTCTGGTGCTGATGCTGCCGTCGTCGCCGACAAGCTCCCCCAGTAGCAGGAGGACGGCCTTGGCCGTCGCGTTACCTGCGGTCTGCTGGCGGGCCCACGTCATGCCGACGCTACTCATGATTTACTGCCCATGCCGGGGCGCTCCTTACCTTGGGTTAGCCGTAGAACTCATTGTTGTCTGGTTCGGGCCATGACTGGCTGTAGCCGTGCGGCGTGTCCTCCTGTTGCGGGGCGTTGGGGAAGTGGCGGCGGGCTTGGTCGATCTGGGCCTGCCGCTGCTGGCTGAGGGCTATGCTGCCCGCGTCGGACTGCTGTGGGGTCAAGCCCTCTTGGACGTCGTGGGCCTGCGTCTCGGGGTTGCCGCTGGGCTGCTGCTGTGCGGCCGGGGGTTTGACGATGGCGTACAGTTGCCACGCCTTCGCTATCTCCTCAGCCGTCGTCATCCGGGCCAGCGGGGTTAGCTGGTCTTTCTTCCAGCGGGCGTACAGTTCGTTGCGGGCCTCGGGGCTTAGCCAGCCGATGGCCTCATGGAGGCCTTGGATTTCCTCGGCGACGTCGGCCGGGGGCGGGGTCGGTTCTGGCTCCTGCGCGGGCGGCGGCGGGGCCTGCTGGGCTGTAACGGGTTCGGGGGTGGGTGCTGGTGCCTGCGGCGAGGCAGGGGGCGTCTGCGGGGCTTGTGAGGCCTCGGCGGCTTCGAAGGCGGCGGCGGCTTCGTGGCTCGCGTCCGGGTCCGTTTCTTCGTGGATCGGCTCAGTGAGCGGATCCAGCTTCATCTCCTCGGGGTAGGCGAAGGTGCCGCGGGTGATGCCGCTGGTGTTGCCCTTGGCGTAGAGGCTGAGGCCGTACTGGTTGCCGAGGTTGATGGCGGCACGCTTGAGGGCCTGGGACTCGGCCGTTTTGAGGGCGAAGTCGTGGGCCTCGAAGCGCATGTTGGCGGGCATGGTCGCGTCACCTGCGGCGACCTCGGTGTAGGTGGCCAGCACGTTGCCGGCTAGGGCCTTGATGGTCAGGCGGTAAGTGGCGCGGTAGCAGACGTAGGCGCCCGGTTTGCCGTTGTTCAGTTGGCGGGGGACGTCGAAGACGCAGGTCATGTCGATGACCTCGCCATCCCAGTTGGCGAAGCCGAAGACTTCGTTGAGGTGGTTGCGGACGTCGTAGGACTGCAGGTTGCTCTGCCCGCCCTTGTGCTGGACGCGGTAGGGTTCGATGCCTGCGAGGAGCCAGTCGATCTGCTGTTTCGTCAGGCGGGTCGGCAGGGGCGGCGGCTGGGGAGGCTCGGCGGGCTTCGCGGCGGTGCGGGTACGGGGCGCGGGCTTCTTCTCGGGGGTTGCTGCAGGCATGGCGGGTCCTTAGCCTAGGTTCGGTTTGTTGGGCTTGATCGTTACCGTAAAGGGGCGTTCCGGGTCGACGATTTTGACGCCGTCGACGTCGATGCCCTGCACGGGGTCGACGGCCTTACCAGCCGTCGGCGTGTAGAAGGTCTTGAGCTTCTGCTTCTCGACCTTCTTCTCGACCTTCACGAGGGAGGGGTTATGCTCCTCCGCCCACTTGATGAAGACGGGCTCGTCTATCTCCCAGACGGGCTGGGCGGGCAGGGTCTTAAGGTACCCATACGGGGTGTCGATGGTCTTCCGCTTGGGGTCTAGGTTCCGCTCGTCGACGGCGTACTTGGCCAGTAGGGAGTACAGCCATGCGGCGCGCTTCTGCAGCGGCTCGTTGACGCCGACTTCCCAACTGGTAATTTTCATGCGCTCAGCCTCGGCGAAGGCGGAGTTCGCTTCCATGCGCGCTTCCAGTTCGCCTAGCTCGCGGAGGGCGCGGGCGACATAGGGGTCGGAGTGCGGGGGGATGACGCCGGATGCCTCGATGGCGTCGGGTAGGGCGTCCGTCTCGTGGAGGTAGTCGGTTAGTGACTGGGAGGGCTGGTTGGTCATGCCTCCATCATAACCTAGGTTTAGGTCAGATGGGCCAGCGTCCAATAAGTGCGGCCCACTCAGGGGCGCCCACCGCGGGCCGGGTGCGGAGGCCGTAGGTCTCCTGCACGTTCGCTACCGCCCGGCCGGTCTGCTGGTCGAAGCGGCCGGTGATGTGGAGGGTGCCGTCGGTCCAGTCGTAGGCGGTGAGGAGGGCCTGCAGGATCTTTACGGGGTGGCCGAAGTCGCCGTACTCGACGTTGAAGTTGATGCGGGAGGGCAGGAGCATGCGCCAGGTGTCTTCCGTGATCGTGCCGGTCTGCTCTATCCCCCAGCGGCGCTGTAGCTCGAGGATGAGGGATTCGTCGAAGGGGTTGAGGACGCCGTCCTGGTCGGGGCACTGGTAGAGCAACTGGAAGAAGTGGACGTCGTCGCCTTTGTCGTCGATGCCGGGGGTGCGCTCCCCCGGTCGGCCGGTGAACCAGTCGCGCTGCGCGTTCTGCTCCGCGCCGACGAGGGCGAGGACGTTCTGGGTTTCCGCCTGTATCGCCGCTTCGTGCGCGGCGTCCCGGTCGGCGGTGAAGTAGTACCAGCGCCCGCCCTCGGCGGGGGTGAAGCCGTAGGCGGCGGCGAGGTCCGGGTCGGCTACGCTCGCCGGCAGGGCCAGCCCGTAGTGCTCCGGGCGCGGCTCCTGGCCCTCATACAGTGGCTGCCACGCCTCCACCTTGGCCGGGAATTCCATGCCGGGGCGGGCGTCCACCGCGGCCTGCAGGAAGCTGGCGGCGATGTTGAGGATGCTGGTGTGGACCAGGGCGCTCGTGCCAGCGGCGGTGACGAGGCGGATGTGCTGCTTGCGGAAACTCTTAGTGGCCGGGTTCCCGTAGTCGGTTTTCT